AGTTCAACAGGCTGTATGCTACGAAAACCCCTTAGCACTAGGAACGAAGCGGGGGATATTACGGTGTAGCGTATATTTTAAGAATATACGGTATAGCGTAAGATGTCGACGTAGGTTGGGAAAGGTCAGAGCCCAGTAGCAAAGTCAAACACCTACTTCCGGTCTCGGCTGTGACGAACTCACATGAAGTTTTCGAGATGATGGAACCGCTGTGTAGGTTCCGTCTGACTGAAACAATCTACATGAAGCATTAGTGCTTCGCACTTAATTAATCAAATATAAAAGTGTTGAGCGCAAGCGAAACACAAATGAGCTTTAGCTCATTTCATTACTACTAGAATCAATGTAAATCAGGATCACGTCCAAAACCTGGTTTAACTGTAGAATGTTGTGTTTCAACTATTTCATATTGTGTATTTGGGTTTTGTAATTGTAAAATCTGTAAGGTTTCATTGGCTTGATTTAAATCAAGCAGTTTTTCAACAACAACCTCTTGAGTTCTTGCGTCTATGATGTGCCAATGTGTGTACATATTATATGTGCCCTACCCAATGGCTACAATCATCATGTGGATCATCTGAATCATTATCCATAGTGAATTATTTAAGTCTTTTATGCAAGTGATAAATAATATCAGTTAAAGATTTTAGGAAATACTATGCTAGTACACCAAATTGTCAGCGAACAAGAAATAAACTATAGATCAATGGGTATTCTCAATCAAATACCCAACGGCACAACAACCACAGTGCAAGGATCAGTTGGTGGGCAACCTACTCAAATCACACTCACAAAAAATGCAAGCGGATGGGTGCCTGATCAGTCAGGCACAATTAGAGGTCAAGGACAATCAAGAATAAGAGTTATAACAGGAAGAAATGTAAGCGGTCAATTGTCTGCTAGATTAACACAAGGTGCATTTACACAGTTGGGCATAACTCCAAGTGTAAGTCTAAACATTCCAAGAGGTCAACCTCATGATATTATACCTGAACATTATAGAGGTGGGCGTGTAACTTGGCTTGAATACGATGCAGAAGGAAATGCATCAAGAAAAACTGGCACTTTAGATGACTTTGAAAGTGAGTATAAACGCAGAGCAAGTAGAGGTGGAGCTGTTGGTGCAAAATATCAAGCCGAAACAGATAGAATAAGAAAATCAGTAAGTGAAAATACTGAAAAATGGCGTAAAAGATACATGTGGGGGGCTCTTGCATTGCATACATATATCGGAATTGACATGGCATTGCAATATTGGAATAATACATCAACTAGGAAAGCACGTTTATTGATGTTTGTAGAAGCTGGAGCAATGACTAGAGCAGAATATGAACTAGAATATAAAAGATATAAACGCGATCAACAAGCTATTCTATATGAGGGCATTGAATCTCTTGGTGTAAGTGCTTTAGTTGGTTCACTTTTTGCCCGTGTTGGTACAGCAAGATTTTTATCTGGTGCAGCGAAAGTTGGTAGAGCTGGAGCAAAATTACCACGATGGAGTTTGCCTACGTTGATTGGTTGGGCAGCTGGAGTTGCAGCCACTGTTGGACTTGAATGGTTACTTGATAAAATGGAGTATAGAACTTTTTATGCTATGTTTAAAGACTTGATAAAAACTTTTGACCAATCAGCTGGTGAAGCACATGACCCAAGTCTTCTACCAGATGCAGTAAGAAACGCAGAACCTTTATCACAAGAAGAAATGGACGAACTTGCTGATAGAATGCTACAAGCAGTTGAAAGTGGAGAACTTGACATGGAAGGCGTTGAATCTGCTGAAGATGTAGAAAAAGTAATGCAAGACTTTAGAAATCTTTATGCAAACTAAACCAAAGGCATTCCTGCTTTTTTAGTAGTATCGATATTATCTTTTATAATTTTGTTTAATATTTCTCGATCTTCAACACTGTAAACCCAAAACAAATCATTAGAACTTACTCCTCCACGCATATACCAACTTATGCGAAAAACTTCATCTTTGATTTGTTTAGCTTCGAGGTCGATATTGTCAACCTCTTTCATAATGTCAGAATCGTTGAGTGGAATTAGTTTGAGACGAAAAAATTTGATGCGTCAAGGTCCATGTTAACAGTATTTTCTTGTTCACAGTTGGCACATTTTATTTTCTGTGGTTGAATACGCCATTCATTGCGTTGTTCTTCAAGATGTTTTTTAATTTTATCAAAAAAACCTACTTCACTGTTGTTTACCCATTCATTTATTTGTTGTGTATTTTCAACAACTGTGTCATCAGCTTCAACAGAAGAAATTTGTTGTTTATAACTTTCAGTTTGAACAGCACCTAATTTTTTATAAAAATCATCAAGTGTTTTAGTTCTAAGACTTTCTTCGACATCTCCTACTGTCTTACTTAACATTCTTCTTAATTCATAGGTTTGCAACTGAAGATTAGTAAATTCTTTATATGTATACGGACGTAGTTTTACAATAAGTGGATCACAGTACACAACACTGTTGTGTGTTAGACTGTTAAAATATTCTAAAGCCCTGCTTAGATCAAAATCACTTTCATTGTCTTCTTTACACTTACTACATTTGAATTTTGTTTGTAATTTTTGTCCGTAGGTAGCAATTCTAATAGCAATTAAAACACTGTCAATGTCTAGTTGAGGCATTTGCCACGGATCTTTGATAGCCGGTATGCAACTTTTTACAACAGATACTACACTTTCTCCACTGAAAAGAGCATCTGGAGTTTTAAACATAATCTCATCCATAGCTGTCATACCATATACAGGAAGATTAGTTGGATCTCCGTCTAACATACCTTCAGGATACCATTCACCTTTGCTAGGCAAAGAAAGGTAAACTTTTGGCTGTCTGTAGTACTTAGACAACGGATTTTGATTTTCCATATTTTAACTCCGATAAATACTTTACATATATTTATATGACAAAAATTTAGGATCTAACGAAATATGGCTACAATCAGGATAACCGGCGATCAAGTTGAAATAGACAATATAGCCACGGAATCCACGCTTTCTGCACTAGCAGAAAAAATGGGTGCTATAAGCTCCCGTTCTACAAACATAAGCGATAATTTACAGAGAACAGCTGACAGTGCAGATGGTGCTAGTGGAATACTTGGTGCACTAACCACAGTTGCTGGCGGAACAGCTAGAACAATTGGTGGATTTGGAGCAAGTGTATATGATGGTACAGCTAGAATTAGCACAGCTACTGATCTAATTTCAAAAAACTTTGGTAACATTGGAGAAATTGTTGGTGGAGGAGCAAACGCAATAATAGAAGCTGGTGAAGCCTATGTAGACACATTCAGGAGCATGAGTCAATCTGGTGCTGCATTTGGTGGTGATATACTTGAACTTAAAAAATCAGCTGCAAACACAAGGTTAACACTTGATCAATTTGCAGGTGTTGTAACTTCTAATTCTGAAGGATTTGCCGCACTAGGTGGTAATGTTACACAAGGTGCTAGAGCATTTACACGATTTAGCGAAGCATTTTTTGAATCTGCTGAAGGCTACGCAGACCAGTTAATGATGATGGGTATGAGCACCGAAAACATCAATGACATGTTAGCCAAACAAATGACCATCAATAGACGTGCAAATCTTACTGACGAAAGACAAAGAAGACTGTTGCTAGAGTCAACTATGTCTTTAGCTGGCGAAATGGACGCTATGGCCAAACTGACAGGTAAACAAAAAGATCAAATACAAGCAGAAATAGATGCTAGTATGAGAAAAGGCCAAGTCGAAGCCAAATTCCGTTTGATAGAACAAACACAAGGCAAAGAAGCAGCAATGGCAGCTAGACAACAGTATCAACAGGCAATGATGACTGCTAGTATGGCAGGTCCAGATGCTGTTGCAGCAGTTGAAGAAACATTTGCACTTGGGCAAGTAAAAAGTGAAGAAGCAAGAAGAGGAATAGTTGCACTAGGACCAGCAGCTGATGCAGTTCAATCAACATTTAGAGGAATAGCAAACACTCCGTTAAGCAATAACATTGACACCATGGTAAACAACATGGGCGGCGCTATAATGGACAGAATAAACAGCCCAGAATTTTTACAAACTGCACTACTTGCAGATGCTAACCAATTTGGTCAAGCGGCAGCAACTATGCTTGAAAGCGGTGGCGACATGCAAACAGCAGTTCAAAGATATAGAGATGCAGGTATGACATATGCCGAAGCACTTGATGCTGCAAAAGCAGATGCTGCCAGAGAAGCTGAAGGTGAAGGTGCAGGCTCAGAAGTCACACGTACTATCAACAGTGCAGAACTTGCATTAGGACAACTTGGATCAGACATTAACGATAAATTACTAGGTCCTACAGGTCCAATAGCACAACTTGCAGAAGGGTTTAGAAGTTTAAGTAATGCAATGGGTCCGCAAGGTAGAATGACGATGAGCGACACTGTCAATGAAATGGCAGATGGTTTAAGCAGAGCAATGGGTATTACAAGTGGAACACAAGATCCAGATGATCCACAAGCGACTGCACTAAATGATCTTGCAACTAACATGCAAAATTTGTTTAACGCTGAAGACACCACAGACGAACAAAAAAGAGAAATAGCAGAGTTGGCTGCTGTGATAGCAACTACAAAAGAACAATTTCCTCAAATAGCTGAAATAATGCAAGCCCAAATAGCTACTGCTGGCGGACTAGAAGCCTTTTTAGAAAATCAATTTACCAGCGGCGAAGATCTAATGAGAAGACTGCAACAACAACCTGATATTGATTATGGTGATTTTAACACCGCTGTTGGAGATATGCAAACATTTGCTACTGCGATAGAACAAGGACGCACATCACCACAAGCATCTTCTGCAGATATTAGTGCAAGAGATATTATAGCCAATGTTTTACGAGTAGATAGTATGGATTTACCGTTTTTTGAAGCAGGATCCGCGGCTGTGCTTGGAGGTCAAGGAGTATTACCTAGCAATATGATGGCAGGGTTGCACAAAGGAGAAAGAGTACTTAATGCTACAGAAACCAAGGCTTACAATGCTTTAGAGTCAGGAGCAAGCACTTTTGCAGAGCAAGCAAGTGCAATTAGCACCGGAATGTCCAATTCTGGCGGTACTGTTGCAGAAAAACTTGACAACCTGAACCAAACTATGCTACAATTAGTTAATATAAATATGCAAGTAAATGATACAGCAAGACGTCAACTCAAAGGTATAAAGGGTATGTCTGGCAATGTTATGACAGGATTTAGTGTATAATGAGTTGGAAAAAATATTTCACACCAGTACCAACAGGCGATAACACATCGGGCAGTTATTCGCCGATCAGTGGTGGTAGTGCATCAAGTAGACCAGGACCTGCAAGATCAAACTATTCAAGTTATCTTCCAGATGTATATGTAGGAACGCCCAATCGTGTTGAACGTTATGGTCAATACAATACTATGGATCTTGATTCAGAAGTAAATGCGGCACTTGATATTCTTGCAGAATTTTGCACACAGAAAAACAAAAAGAACGACACACATTTTGATCTTAAATTTTACAAAGATGCAACAAATTCAGAAGTACAGATACTAGGACAGTATCTCAAACAATGGTATAAAATCAACAACTTTGAAAACAGAATGTTCCGTATTTTCCGTAATGTATTCAAATACGGAGATGGATTTTTCCTAAGAGATCCGGAAACTAAAAAATTGTATCACGTTGATCCTGCAAAAGTTAATAGAATAATTGTAAACGAAAGCGAAGGCAAAACACCAGAACAGTACATTGTAAAAGATGTACAATTTAATTTTAGAGATCTAGTAGCAACAAAACCTCATCAGACCAACGGCAATATCACAGGCGGTGGCAGTGGTTACTATGAAGGCGGTGTGCGTGGTATGGTAGGTAACTATCCTAACCAAGCAGGCTCAAGATTTACAATTGAGGACGGCGAAGTAGCAGTTAATTCAGAACACATGTTCCACCTTAGCCTATCAGAAGGACTAGACAACAACTATCCTTTTGGTAACAGTTTGCTAGAACAGATTTTCAAAGTATACAAGCAAAAAGAACTATTAGAAGACGCAATTATTATCTATCGTGTGCAAAGAGCACCTGAGCGTAGAGTTTTTTACGTTGACGTAGGTAATATGCCAAGTCACTTAGCAATGCAATTTGTTGAAAGAGTAAAAACAGAAATACATCAAAGACGTATTCCTTCAAAAACAGGTGGTGGCACAAACGTAATTGACAGTGCATACAATCCTCTGTCAACTAACGAAGACTACTTCTTTCCACAAACCGCAGAGGGTAGAGGTTCTAAAGTTGAAACACTGCCAGGTGGTACCAACTTAGGAGAAATTGATGACTTACGCTACTTTACTAACAAACTTGTTAGAGGATTGCGTATACCAAGTTCATACTTGCCTACTGGAGCAGATGACAGCCAATCAAGTTACAATGACGGCAGAGTTGGCACAGCATTTATCCAAGAATTGAGATTCAACACCTACTGTGAAAGACTGCAAAATCTACTTGTAGAAGAATTTGATCAAGAATTCAAACGATTTTTATTAGAAAAAGGCGTAAACATTGACACAGCAATGTTTGATCTGAAATTTATGCCACCACAAAACTTTGCAGCATATAGACAAACAGAACTAGACAATCAGCGTATTAGTTCTTTTGCACAAGTACAGGCAATTCCATTTATTTCAAATCGTTTTGCACTTAAACGCTTCTTAGGATTCAGTGCAGAAGATCTTGCAGAAAACGAACGCATGTGGAGAGAAGAAAATGATGAAACTCTAACACCTCCACCAGGCGATGCTGCAGGTGAAATGCGTGGCGTAGGAATTTCAAGCGCAGGTATAAGTGCAGATATTAGCGGTGCAGAAGATCAAGCATCAGTAGAAGGTGGAGAAGAAGGTGGAGAAGGCACACCACCTGAATCAGCGGCAGGTGATGCAGCGGCTGCAGAAGCACCGCCAGGCGGAGAACCTACAGAGGTATAAATAATAGCATGATACTGAGAGAACTTTTTTATTACGACAAAGAAACACTTGAACCTAAAGAAGACAATAGGTATGAACCTCAGTATGACGATTCTATAGTTGATCTTGATGACACACGTAAAACAAGATTAACTTTAAAACAAATCAATCGTGCAAGAAAATCAAGTGAATTGCATACAGAAGAAAAAGCCAAAGAATTAGATTTTGTGCGTCAAATGTATGGCATAGCAGGACAAGCAGCAGCAGCGGGAGTGTAACCGTTGGCTAAAATAGACAAGTCTCAATATTCCAAAGAACAATGGCGAATTGTAAAAGAACAACGCCGATTAAGGAAAGAAAACAAACGAAATACAAAATCGTTAAGTTCTATTTCTGAATCACCAATCAAAAAATCAAATAATCAATTAGCTTTTGTACTAGGTAATGGTACAAGTCGAGAATCTATTCAGGTAGAAGATATATCAAAAATAGGAAAAATATATGGTTGCAATGCACTATACAGAACTTTTGCTCCTGACTACTTAATAGCTGTTGATGTGAAAATGATACTTGAAATTACAAAAACAGGATATCAAAAAAAACATACTGTTTGGACTAATCCTAATAAAGCATATCAGCGTATTCCAAGTTTAAATTTATTTAATCCTAGTAAAGGATGGTCAAGTGGACCAACTGCTCTTTGGTTAGCAAGTCAACACGGATATGAAAAAATTTATATACTTGGGTTTGACTATCGCGGTTTAGAAAAAGGGTCTAAATTTAACAACCTTTATGCAGATACAGTTAATTACAAAAAAAGTTCAGATGGAGCAACATTTTTTGGTAATTGGTTACGACAAACGAAGACTGTAATTCAAGAAAATCCTAATATACAGTTTATAAGAGTAATAGCACCTGATAATTACAAACCTGACGAACTAAATAAATTTAGAAACTTTAGTACTATTACAGTGGAAGATTTCAAAAAAATCTTCCAACTTTCCTGACAAATAGTCAAAATGGCTCGTTTTGAGCCTATTTCTACGCATATTTCTCCCATTCATGTAAATACATATGACAGCCTTACCATAGGTATAACATTTATAGGAGAAAACAATGGCAGATAAAGCTAAATTTGAAGAGATGCTTGAGCATCTTGTAAACAACGACCGCGAAAAAGCGGAAGAATTATTCCACGAAATTGTAGTAGAAAAGTCAAGAGACATCTACGAAAATCTTCTTGCTGATGATGTAGAAGACAAAGAAGTCGACGAAAAAGCAAAAGAAGATGATGAAGAAACTAACGAAGCTGATAAAGCAAAAGACGACAAGCAAAAGCATCCAGGTGATAAAAAAGTAGCTGATGCAGATGCTGACAAAGACACAGATAAAACAAACGAAGATTTTGATCTAGACGAGTTTGAAGTTGAGCCTAAAGAAGGCGATATGGATATGGACGCTATGATGGGCGGAGATGCTGAAGACGAAATGAAAATGGACATGGACGGAGACGACATGGGCATGGACATGGACGGTGAAGCAGACGATGACGCACCAGCAACACAAGGCGATATCAAAGATCTAGAAGCAGAATTAGAAGATCTAAAAGCTGAATTCGAAGACATGATGCAAGACAAAGAAGGTGGAGACGAAGACGGCGATATGGATATGGATGCAGACGATGAAGGCGACATGGATGACGAAGCTGAAGAGTCTGTAGCAAACGAAGTTTCAGACGAAGAAGTAGACGAAGCAGATGACGAAGACACTGACGAAGCTACTGAAAAGTCTGCAGCAGAGCAGATGCGCGAATATGTTGAAAAAGTAACACCAAAAATGGGTGACAACGGTGCTAACACCAAGTCAGTTGTAGCTGGTAAAAACGACATGGGCGGCACTGCTTCAAACTTGGTACAAGGCGGAGACGAAAAAGGAATGAAAGCATCTGCACCTAAAGAAGATAGTGCAGGTAATGTAAACGTTCCAGGTGGTAAAGCATCTAAGTCAATGTCAAACATGCCAAAAGGCCACGGCGCTGAGAAAAAAGGCGCAGGCGATACAGCTCCTGACAAAAAATCAATGATCGGAAGCTAAGGACTTGAAGATGGGCAACTACTTACGAGAGCACCTGACATTCGACCAAGCGCAAATGGTGGTTGAGAATGCCAATGAAGGCAAAGATCTTTTTATGAAAGGTATTTGTATTCAAGGGGGTGTACGCAACGCGAACCAACGTGTATATCCTGTAAATGAAATTGGCAGGGCTGTCAAAACTCTCAACGATCAAGTAAGCGGAGGTTACAGTGTACTCGGCGAAGTAGATCATCCAGAAGGTCTTAACATTAACCTGGACAGGGTCAGTCACATGATTACCGAAATGTGGATGGATGGTCCAAATGGTTATGGAAAAATGAAAATTTTACCAACACCGATGGGACAACTGGTTAAAACAATGCTGGAAAGCGGCGTTAAACTAGGCGTCTCATCACGTGGTAGTGGTAACGTTAAAGAAGATGGTAGCGGCGAAGTCAGTGATTTTGAAATCATAACTGTTGACGTTGTTGCACAACCAAGTGCTCCAGGGGCGTATCCAACGCCAATCTACGAACACTTGATGAATGCCAGAGGTGGCTACAAGGCTTACGAATTAGCACAGGCAACAAAGCACGATAATAAGGCACAAAAGTATCTAAGGGAATCGTTGGTGAATATCATCAACCGACTCCAATAAAAGGAGAAAAATATGTTGGATGCACTAAAAACACTCTTTGAAAATGATGTAGTTTCAGAAGAAGTGCGCCACGAAATCGAAGAGGCTTGGAACAAGAAAGTCAAAGAAAACCGTCAACAGGTAACATCTGAACTTCGTGAAGAGTTCGCTCAAAAGTATGAGCATGACAAACAAACTATGGTAGAGGCTATTGACTCTATGGTGGGTGAGCGTCTTGCTTCAGAAATTGCGGAATTTGCAGAAGATCGTAAGCAACTAGCAGAAGCAAAAGCAAAATATGCAGTAGCAATGCGTGAAAAC